AATTCGCCAAGGAGCGCGGTGAAATGATCTTTCGACAGCATTTGAAAAGGGCTGGCCTCTCGCTGGCCGTTGCAGGGCAATCCGAGAAGGGGGTGGTATGACCACAGAGGATGACATCCAGCGCCAAATCGCGTCCATGGTCAAAGATGGCCGTGTGCAGTATGTCCGCCCTCGCAAGCGGGGCAAGGTGCGCAGGCTCGAAGGCATTCCGAAGCTGCTGGCAGGCTCGAAGGCAAAGCCGACAGTCAGCGCCTATGAGCACCCCGCCACACCAGAAACGCTGATTAAGGCGGCAAGGGCACAGACACGCGCCCTGCATGTGCAGTTGGTCGAGCAAGGGCTTGCCAGTGAGGATCAGGCCGAGGCGCTCAGCTTTGCCCAAATATGCTTTGACGTGAGGCATCCTGCACACAGAGCAGCCCCGCCCGATCTGGAGCCTATCAGCGAGACGCGCAAGCTGGGCTATAACCGGGCCTATAAATGGCTGGTGCAGGAGCTGCGTCATCGCAATAGGTTTGCCATTTTGGCGACACTGGTGCGCTCTGGTCACATTCCTCGTGACAGGTGGGCAAGGACGCAAATCGCCTACGTGCTCAACAAGGTTCTGGATTCCCGGCGCGACTTCAATCAATGGTGCGATGACAATGAGGGGTTTGACGGCGGTTAGCGCTGGTGTGCATCTATCGCGGCTGCTGTTGTGGTGGTCGATCCGCGCGGCACCAGTGTAATGCGCCGGGCATCATCCAGCGCAATGACTTGGGCCATGGCTGCGCGCCATGCGCCAACGCACGGAAAGCCCAATGCGCGGGCTTCATGGTCATCTGCGGGGTAGCGCACAGGTATGGCTGGCAGCGTTTCAATCCAGTTTTGAGCGGCGGTGTCGATTAGCTCCGCGAGCGCGATCAGTTCCGTCCATGCGCCGCTTGGTATAGGGTTGCGACCCGCGGACCATGACTTGATCGTGTCAAGCCGGACATTTAGCAACTCCGCGGCCTCTCGATGTGAGAGACCGCAGTAGCCAATCAGTAGGCTAGCAGGGGTCATTCAGCCAGCGCCTCCTCAAGCGCAGCGCGCCAAATAGTGCCTTGATGCACGCCTCGCTCTGAACAGATCAAGTCGCGCGCCTCCTCCTCATTTTTACACCAGAAGCCTGCGTGAAGATCATCCGTCATATAGGCAAGGCAGGCTTCAAACTCACTGACAGGCTCAAGGCGGGCCTCGCCTTCATTGAGCAGGTAATCAGCGCGATAGGTCATTGCGCTGTGCTGACCAGCCTCATATGCGATCCAGATGGAGGCCGGAACGTGGTCGCTTAAAACGTCCTCGTCTTCATCAATGCAGTCGCGCGTCATCTCTACGTATTCAGCGACCGTCATGGCCTCGAAGATAACGCGGTCGCGCATCTTCTGGTCGTGAACGCGGCGCGCGCAATCGATAAACTCATCGCGATTTGCGAAGGCGCCGACAGTGGCCAGCCTTTGATGGGGGATTTCGATAAAAAAACATGTCATGTTGAGGTCTCCAAACCTGCGACGGTGGGCCAATCCCTCCGTCTTGATGTTGTTATACACTACCCGTGCATGGTGTCAACAGATGTGATAGTAATCAGACATAGTGCGAGCACTCTGGAAAAGTCGGACGAGGGAGGTGTCAATTAGCGGTTGACGCCGCCCGTTTTTTCTGAAATACCGTTTTTATTCGTCCGGCAAAGTGCGCCCAGATTTAGGACCGCTGGCAATCGCTGGCGGTTTTTGCGTTTGTGGAGCCAAATCCAAACTAGAGGAAACTAGAAATGCCGGGCAAGAAGCCGGGAAGTCCAAAAACGGGTGGCCGACGCAAGGGGACGCCCAACAAAACGACAGCCTTACTGAAGGACGCTATACTGGAAGCTGCGACGCAGGCGGGCGACCGCGAGGGCCTTGTCGGCTACCTGGTAATTCAAGCGCGAACCAACCCAGCATCTTTCCTCCCCTTGTTGGGTAAGGTTCTACCCATGCAGGTGACCGGTGAAGATGGCGGTCCGGTAAAGGTTCACCAGATCAATCTCGTTGCTCCCACGGATGGAAGTTGATCTGGAGCTTCCTCCAAAGCTGATCCCGGTGTTTTCCGGTAAGGCGGATGTGAGGGGCGCATATGGTGGCCGGGGTTCGGCTAAGACGCGAAGCTTCGCAAAGATGACCGCTGTGCGCGCGCTTATGTTTGCCGCCGCTGGCATTGGCGGGATTATCCTTTGCGGTCGGGAAATCCAGAACAGTCTGGACGACAGCTCACTCGCGGAGGTGAAAGCCGCGATAGCGTCTGAGCCATGGTTGGCTGATGCGTTTGACGTTGGTGAAAAAGCGGTCCGCACGAAATGCGGTCGCGTCTCCTATGTTTTCCAGGGATTCCACCGAAATCTCGACAGCATCAAATCCAAGGCGCGCATACTGATTGCGTGGGTTGATGAGGCGGAGCCGGTTAGTGAGACGGCGTGGGCCAAGCTTATCCCGACGCTCCGAGAGGAAGAGTCAGAGCTGTGGGTGACGTGGAACCCAGAGCGAGTTGCCAGCGCGACAAATAAGAGATTTCGGAAAGACCCGCCTGATAACGCCAAGATTGTAGAGATCAACTGGCGTGATAATCCCTGGTTTCCAGAGCGGCTGAACCGGACCCGTCTGGAAGATAAGGCCAAGCGGCCTGACGATTATGAGCACGTCTGGGAGGGTGGCTACAAAGTCAACTTCAAGGGGGCCTATTTCGCCAGCCAGCTTGCAGACGCCAAGAAGGCCAAGCGCTTTGTGCGGCTCAGCGCGGACCCTCTCTTATCCATCCGAAGCTATCACGATATCGGCGGGGCGGGTGCTAAAGCGGATGCCTACGCTATCTGGATTACACAGTTTGTGGATCAGGAAATTCGGGTGCTCGACTATTATGAGAGCCAAGGCCAGAGTCTCAGCTTTCATGTCGATTGGCTGCGCTCCAATGGCTGGGAAAAGGCACAGGTCATCCTTCCCCATGATGGGGCGAACGCCAATGCGGTCAGTGGTAAGCGCTACCGCGACCATTGGGAGGATGCGGGTTTTGACGTGCGTGTGGTGCCCAATCAGGGGCAGGGTGCGGCGATGCAGCGCATTGAGGCGGTGCGCCGTGAGTTTCCGCGTATGTGGTTTAATGAGGCTGCGCTAGAAACACATGGTGGGCTGGAAGTTTTGCGCGGCTATCAAGAGAATTACGATGAGAAGCGCGATGTTGGCCTTGGCCCGCTGCACAACTGGGCAAGCCATGGCGCGGATGCATTTGGGTTGATGGCGATGGATTATAAGCCGCCACACGCCAGCGCTCGCCAGGTTGATGAAATCAAGAAAGCCCTCGCATCGGTGCGGGGAAGCTCACATATGGGAAGCTGACATTGGACGTTCGCGACATTGTAGAGCTGTATTCGCAGGATTGGGACGCGGACCTTCCCAATCGCGAGCGCTCCATCGCCGATCTCGACTTCCTTGCCGGTGAGCAGTGGGAGGAAGCCGACCGGCTGGCCCGCAAGGCTGATAATCAGCCCACGCACACGATCAATCGCCTCCCTCAATTCGTCCGACAGGTGAGCGGGGACATCCGGCAATCAGAACCGGGCATTCGGGTTCAAGCGAAGGACAAGATTGGTAGCGAAGAAACCGCTGATATTATTCGGGGGCACGTGCGGAACATCCTCCAGAAATCGGGGCCAGACCAGCCCTTTGTGACAGCGGTTGAGGGTGCTATTCAGTCAGGCATCGGACACTTTCGCGTCAATACAGAGTATAGCGACGGCAATCCGTTCCATCAGGATATTTGCCTGAAACCCATTCACAACCCGCTGGCGGTGGTTTGGGACCAAAACGCGCGACTGGTGACGCGTAGGGATGCAGGCCATTGCTTTGTGATTGACGCTATGTCTCGCCGGGCCTTTGAAGACAAATACGGCATGAAGCCCGTTGATTTTACCGATCAGGATGCGCGGCGGGCCAAAGGGTGGTTTTCCCGTGATGAGGTCAAGCTGGCCGAGTTCTGGGAAATCGAAATGGCAACCGCCGATTATGCGATGTTGTCAAATGGCGCGGTTATCCGCATGGACCGCCAGCCGCCATATTGGAAGTATGACGAGCTGAACCAGGTGTTCATCACGCTGTCTGGTGAGCCTATCTTTATTGAAGAGATCAGAGAGGGGCCTTGCCGCAAGGTCTACTGGCAGAAGATCAGCGGCACCGATGTGCTGGAGGAGCGCAGGGAATGGGCCGGACAGCATATTCCGATCATCCCGGTTGTTGGTGCGCAGGTGTTTTTCCCTGACCGGACGGACAGGTTTTCTCTCATCCACTGGGCGATTGAGCCGCAGCGCATGTTTAACTACTGGCGATCCGTGCAGGCGGGCATTGTCGGCTCCGCGCTGAAGTCGGCTATTCCCATCGGTATCAGCCAGCTCGGCGAGTTCGCCAGCGATATTGACGCGGCCATCAAGGGCAATAAGCCTTGGTTCCCCTATGATGACTCGAAGAACCCCAACTTTCCCACTCGCATCATGCCCCCGCAGATTGAGCCCGCCATAATGAATGAGGTGGGTCTGGCGGCTGACGACATGAAGGCCACGACAGGGGTCTATGACGCGGCTTTGGGCGCGCGCTCGAACGAGACAAGTGGCGTGGCTATTCGCCAGCGGCAGTCTGAAAGCGATATATCGACCAGCCTTTTTGGCGATAATCTCAAAGAGAGCGTGGAGCACGCGACCAATATCATCGTGGACCTGATCCCGCAGGTTTATGATGTGGAGCGTTCTATCGCGCTGCTGCATGAGGATGGGTCCACGGAGAGCGTGGATGTGAACCGGGTGATTTACGAGAACGGTGTTCCGCGCATCTATAATGATTTGCGCATGGGCGGCTATGGTGTTGCGGTAAGCATGGGAAGCCAGTTCGCAACCCGTCGCCAAGAGGCGCTGGCAATGCTTACCGAGCTTTTCCGAAGCAACCCGCAGTCGTTGGGTGGGTTTATGGACCTGCTCATGGAGCTCGTGGACGTGCCCAAATCCGAGGCATTTATTGATCGCGCCCGCAAGCTTATGCCGCCCGGCATTGCAGAAAGCGATGACAGTCAAGCTGATCCTGCACAACAACAGGTAATGGCCGCACAACAACAGATGCAGCAACAGGCGCAGCAAAACATATTGGCCAAGCAGCGGGCCGAGACCCAAGAGGCGATAGCTGATGCCGAGAAGGCCAAGGCTGAGGCCAAAGAGGCGCAGTTGGACGTGTTGCTCAAAGAGATTGAGGCGCAGGGGCGTCTTGATGAGCTGCGGGCGCTGATGGCGCAGCTCGCAGCCCGCCAATCAATGCCATCAATGTAATCAGGAGCACCATGCAGGACGAAGACCTTGGCTCTCAGGAGCGTGAGGCGGATGAGGCTGTCGAAAACGAAGCCCAGACGCCCGAAGATGACGACCAGGTATCCGACAATAATGAGGGAGCAGATGCTCAGGCGCAGGCTGATGACAAGCCTGATAGTGAGCAAAAAACAGCATCCCAACTACGGCGCGAACGCCGCCGCGCTGCCCAACAGCGCCAGCGTGAGGAAATGGAGCGGACACAGCAGGCGGCACAGGAAGCGCAGGCAGAAGCAAAGCGCCTGAAGGACCGATTGGCTCTGTATGAGCCGGTTGATCCGAACAGCGCGGATGACTATGACGCCGCGATTGCGCGCAATGCCGCATACGACGCTCAGCGCAAGGCTATTGAGGCCGACCTTAAGGATGCCGAGGCCCGCTCGCAGCAAAGCGAGCAGACAGCCGCAGAACGTCGAGCGCAGGCCGAGCAGGAAGTGGTGAAATCCTTCTGGGAGGAGGCTGCGGAATACAAAGACGCGGCCCCTGATCTGGCGGACAAGATTCGCTCTGCGCCGCTTATGCCGGGTGCGGATGACATCAACCGCCTCGATAGGCCTGTAGAGGTCGCTTACTATCTCGCCAACAACCAGCAGGAAATGCAGGCATTGGCACAGATGAACCCCGTTGATCGCGCTGCTGAGCTGGTGCGATTGGAAGCGCGTATTCCCAAGCTCATAACCCCCAAGCGGGCCTCATCGGCGGCTGCACCCCTTGACACCTTGAGTGGCAATGGCGCGCGGCCCGACAAAGACCCAAGCAAAATGTCTTATTCTGAGTATCGGCTATCCCGTGGGATGAAAGCTGATGCGCCCGGCTACCTCGAATAGAGCAGTAAGCCCCTTCACTAAACAAGTCGGTGCTCTCCAACGCAATGGAGGGCCAAAGTGGCTAATGCGTTCAAGAATACGAGCCTGGTGCTCAAAGAGGTGCTGGCGCATCTCGAAAACGATCTGTGCATTGCTAACACCATTCGCACCGATCTCGACAGCAATTTCACCGATGTTGGTGAGACCATCACCATCCGCCGCCCGCAGCGTTTTGCCGGTCAGTCCGACAATCTGGACGTGACCAGCTACAATGAAGACCTTGTGGATGGTGGAGTGGCGATTACCATGGACAAGACCGAGACCATCAAGTTTTCGGTTGATGCCAAGGATATGACCCTCAAGGTTGATGATTCACGCTTTCAGGAGCGTTATGTTCAACCTGCGGTGGTCAAGCTCAAGGATCGCATCGAAACCGAGCTGGCAAACCAGTACTACAAGGCCTACCACTTCTCTGGAACACCGGGCACCACGCCCGCGACGTTCAAGAGTTTGGGTCTGCCTGGTGCCATCCTCACTGATGCGGCTATTCCCAAATCCAATCGTTTTGCATTTCACAGCACCGACGCGGCGCTTGAGCTGGCTGACAGCCTCAAGGGTGTGTATGTGCAGGGCAAGGCCAAGACGGCTTTTGAAGAAGTGCAGATGGGTCGCTATGCGGGTTTCCAGAATATGGAATGCGTGCATGTTCCCACGCATACGGTTGGTGCTTTGGGTGGCACGCCTCTGGTCAACGGTGCGAACCAGAACGACACCTACGCGGTC